TTCTCCGCTTCCTTGTTTAGTTTTTCAAAGCCGTCTGCGTTAACGGTAATTGTTGTTTTTGTATCCATTTTTTAAAAAGCGCTTTGGTTTCTTGAATTCTTTCTATCCTCAAGATACTGATTAGTCATATTAACATAGATCTGTCTTTCGAAAGGGTACATGTTTTCTATGTCAGAGAGAGACCAATTGTAAAATTGGTGTAAGTTAAAATTGGTCTCATAGAACTTATCAAGTGATTCATGGGATAGATTTATGCGAAAAAATCAAGGAATCCTTTCAAAAGTCGAACGTTGTGTTTTCCGCATGTTGGACAATCCCATTCAACTTTAATGACAGCCTCGGGGATATTTGCAAACCAAGATGCTAGAATCTCGTACTGTTCGAGGGTTAATGATTCAATCCATTCGATGATTTCTTCTGTTGAATGCTCTGAGCATTCGATTGTCTCTTCTTTGGTGTAAATCTTATCGATTTGATTTGCGACAATCCGCATGCCTTTTTCGATTGTGTTTTCCTCGTTTCTGTGCTTAATGAAGTCCTCAAGGAAAGGAGGCTTCATGTGCACCATAAGTTCAGGGGAAAGATGCAAGTCGTATGTAAAACTGTCAATCCCAGAGACTTCGACGTTTTCAAGATTGAGAACAACGTTTGCTTCTCTTGATTCAGGATTTGCGTCGTGTGCTTCTGACTCTCCGTCACATTCAAGACGAAGGACAACACGGTTTCCAACGGAAATAGAACGCAAATGGCAGAGAATAAATTCAAAGTCAAAAATAGCAAGTTTTGACACATCGATTTCGTCGAGGCAACAAGACTTGACAACTTCTTTAAGAGTGTTTAAAATAATAGTATCGTCTTCTGAAACCTGAGCAAGCATTAAAGCCTTATTCTCTTTCATCAGAAATGGTCTAAACTTAAACTTCTTATTAAGGCTAGGAATCAGAATTTCGTATGTCGGATGCGAGTTAGATGGAATTTTCATCTGTCTTATTCTCTTTCTTCATATTGGCAATCATTTTAGCCAAATCAGTTGTTGTACCACTGAACACTATATTGTTGTTGGTAATGTTCTTCACAGAATTGTCTTGAGTATTTGTCGTTGAATTGTTCGACAGTGTACTCTTAATGATTTCCTGTGCTCTTGTCTTCATGATGACATCTTGCTTCTTTTGTGTCAGGTCAAGCATGCGAATGTTCATCTGTGCAACCTGAGACAACACCTTTGAGGCTGAATCGATTGCTTTGGTTTCTTCTGTGCTTTCCGCTACAGAGATAGCGATATCAAGAAGACTGTTTCCTTTTTCAATATATGCTTTCAGATTATCACGGGCGAGTTGATAGTCATCCGATACAGCGGTTTTAATCTCGTTGTCTTCGGCTTCCTTGATTTCGTCCTCATTATATAAGGATACATTTTGGGGACGATACTCTGCAACCTCATTTTCAGAACTTTCTTCGTCCGAAAATTTTGCCACGTTGTCATCTAGAGTTGACATTTTATAATCGTCTGAAGGTTCTATATCAAAAATGGTATCGAGGTTTCTTTCTGTTTGTGTTAGCATTAGATACCTCCTTTCATTTCTTTGATCGCTTCGGGTTTTGATAACGTTCGAGAGTTTTTATAGCGAAATGCTACCTGAATAACCATTGGAGCGTTTTGTGACTCACCGTTTGGGTTTAATGGGTCAATAAAGAATGGCCAAGCCTCAAAAATTTCAACACCAAAGAATGGATCTGCATTGCGATAACCAAGGCTTGATGCTGATTCAGATGTATTGCGGTCAGATTTAATCGCTTTTGTAAGGCACAAAACCATTTTTGGACAGATATAATCATCGTACCAACCAATGATTCTATTTTGCCTACCATTTGATGCTCCCGCAGATTGATAGATCATGTTTCTCCATTCTGAGAAAAGAGTAAGAATAATACCCTTTTCGTCAAGATAGAAAGACATCGTTACATTCTGTGTATATGTAAACTCCGTGGGGAATGTTCTAACTTCACCATAAGATCTGACTTGACTTGAATCAAGGTCAGCAACAACAGGGCAGTTCCATGTGGTGCAAAAAAGTTCAAGGGCATTGTTTATTTCATTCAGATCTGTATACCCCAATTCATTCATTCTGTTTATTAGTTTTTGAGGCAGAACAAAGAATACAGAATAGTGATTGCTATGTGCTACACCAATATTATGAATGGTTTCAAAAATATTTTTAACTTTTCCGTCAGCCATTTTTATATCAATTTCTTAAACTTATTAGCATCTTCACCGTAGAACTGCTGAATTGGGAGCATAATAGCACGAGGATAATCATATACCTCAATCAGTTTATACGGTGTCAAAATGTGATCAGACAGATAACGGTGCACCGCATATTCTGCCAATGGGACGCGTGAAAACCCTTCTAACAATTGATAGGTAACACGCATTTTCTTTCCCTCAGATGCTTTCAGGTTAAATGCCTTCTCCAATTTCCACAAAAGCCATGCTCTTGCTTTGTACGGTAGATAGTGGAAGTTAATTCCTATAAACCCATTATCTGTTCGCCTGAAAGGAATAACAAGAGGGTACTTATCCCATACAGGAAGTGTTTCGTGGTACTTTGGAAAATATCCAAACATGAACATCTGCCCAATCATAACGCGCTTGCGAACCATATCACCTTCAGCCATAATGAAGTGACGCTTATTGAAACGCTTTCTTCGCAATTGCAAGACTTCTGTTTTATACCAACCAATGGAGGCTGTTGCCATATCCCTTAGGAAATAGCGACGGTCTCCAAAATATCTATCAAATGCGGTATCAACTTCCGATTTTGTGCTCATTATTTCTTAATTCCCAATTCTCGTTCAGTTAATACGACAAATTCATAACCCATTTTCTTTGCATATTTCTTGGCGGCTTCCCATTTAGCCTGATTGACATGATAGGTCTTCTCTTCTTCAAGCACACGTTCAACCTTTGGGGGTCTTTTGCACTTTGAATAATCGGGAGGATAACACTGTGACAACGGCTTAATTTCGATCAAATAAGTTTTAACTTGACCTTGCTTGTCTTTAATCCTTACCCAAAAATCGACAAAGTACCTATGTATTTTATTATCAACGGGACTGACATAAGGAATTACCTTTGTTTCACTCCCCCACTGAAGAACAGAAGGGTTTTTATCAGCCCAAATGGCAAATCGTGTTTCCCAAGATGAACGCATGAATATTTGCGTTGGATCGCCAATATACTTATTCACATTCTTTGGAAAATACGGTCTTTGGAGAAATTCTCTTGCCATTCAATGGATTAAATAGTTCTATATAGTCATATTTATTTTGAAAAATGACAAATTCCTTCTTCTCTAACGATCTTCAATCAAGCGATTTTTCAAGCGGTCTTGATGCAACATCATACGTAGAAGATGAGTCTAATATTCTTGGTACAGACGCTGGGAAGGTTCAGTTCGTGTTCCCAAGCGATTTGTATAATTCAAATGACTACCCAGGGTTTTCGACGTTTTTCATAAGCGTTGCCTCTGAGTCAACATTGGCAAAAGAACCAACAGCAGTTTTGGCAGAGGGCAAGAGTTATCTTAATTCAAAAACAACTGCTAGAAGCGGAATTTCAACACTCGATAATACTAGAAGGGTTGCGCTTGGTGTCGCCAATACAGCCTCAGCAATAAAAGCAAATAAAGAATCACTTGGAAGTACGGTTAGTAGCGCTTTCGGCAATATTACTTTTTCCGATAAAGTTACGAAGGTTGGAGCGGTTGCAACAACTGCTGTTACTACCGCAAGTGTAGTTGATAAAGGATTAGAAACTCTCAAAACAGAAGTTTCTACAACGGGAACTGTTTTGAATGGTTACAAGCAACTTAAGGCTTGTATTGTTCTGCCAACTCCAAGGATTGAAACTAGGTATGGTCTTTCTTGGTCTGAAGAAGGGGAAGGGCAGATACAGGATCTAATGAATTTAGTATCCATTGGTTCAGGTGCAAATTTGAATCTCAAAAAGGGCGATACTGCGTCTGAGATGTTAACGAAGTTTGCAACAGCGACTAAAGATGTAGCGACATCTGCTATGGATAATATTGGCGGAGGGATGTTTAACAAATCCTCACAAGGCAGAATCCTCGGTCGTTTGCTGAATAAAGCATCCAATCCTCGAAAAGAGCAATTATTCAGAGATGTAAATTTCAGAGACTTCAGTTTTTCCTATACCTTTGCTCCTAGAAATAGGACAGAGGCGCTGAACATCGAAGCAATTATCAAGATGTTCAAATATCACGCTCACCCTGAATTGGATCAAGGCGGTTCTACGTTTACGTATCCTGCTCAATTTGATATTGTACACTATTTCAAAGGCAAGGATGGTGTGGCTAAAGTGAATCCCCATATGCCAAGACATACAACCTCTGTATTAACCAACGTCAGTGTTGATTATTCGGGTGGTGGTTCGGCAAATATCATGTATTTGGATGGTGGATTCCCTGCGATTATTACGATGAATCTTTCCTTTATGGAACTTGCTATTCTTACCAAAGAAGATATTAAGAACGGTTATTAATTATGTACTCAGACTTTCCATTAATCGAATATCCGTTTGAAA